CCATTCGATAGCCGCGGAAGATTCATAGAGGACCTCATTACCTTTTCCACCGCCACGTGCTACAGGCATTCCCTGATCCTGCCAGTTCTGAATGGTTCGCACGCTGACCCCAAATATTTCAGAAAGACGCTTTTTGTTGACCTCCATAGCTCACTCCATACACAAAAACAGAGAAAGGAAACACCCTCTGGCTATTTAGCCGTTTTTAAGGCTTATCATTTCCTTTCTTTTCAGGGGGTGTTTACAGTTAAAACAATGAATTAGCGAGAAGAAGAACGGAAACGGCAAATGCCTGAAAATTTTCATAAATAGCGAGAATCTGCGAGGTCGCCGCCCCGTAACAGGCCGGATCGCCGGAAAGGACCCGCAAACGATATTAATTATCATTTGCATATCATCATCGACGGCACTGCCGCCAGATAACACCACCGGGTAAACATTCCATCATGATGGCCGTGCGGACATAGGAAGCCTGTTCATCCATCGCTTTCTTGTCTGCTGCCACTTGCTTTGCGACATCACGCGCCGCACATTCAGCAGCGTTTTTCAGCGAGTTTTCGATTAACGCTTCAGTGTTGGCATCAATACCAGGTTTAACTTCGAACTTATCGGTACTGATGGTTACCTTGTTCTGCGCTGGCTCATCACGCAGGGTATCAAAGCTGATGTTGTAGATATTGGTCACCGGCTGAGGTGTTTCGATTGCCGCTGCATGGATAGCACCACTGGCGATAGTGGCGTCCTTGATGAATGGCACTCCATTGCGAATAAGTTCGAAGGAGACAGTGTCACGAATACGCTGGTCCAGCTCGTCGATTGCCTTCTGTGCAACTGAGGTATCAATCTCAACGCCAAGCGTCATCGAAGCGCAATATTGCTGCTTACCAAAACGCGTATTGACCAGGTGTTCAATGGCAAATTTCTGCCCTTCTGATGTCAGAAAGGTAAAGTGATTTTCTTTCTGGTATTCAGTTGCTGTGTGTCTGGTTTCAGCAAAACCCAGCTCGCGCAATTCGGCTGTACCAGATTTAGAAGGCAGATCACCAGACAACAACGCGCCACGGAAAAACAGCGCATAAAGCACTTCATTAGCAGCGCCAGATAGCGTAATAATTTTCTCAGCCATTATTAGATCCTTTTTTAAGCGCAGCCCAATTGTTTGAAGGTAGAAGGACGACCACTGCGTAAGGCATGTTTATCATCACCGAGCACACCGATAACAATGCGTGCTCTTCCCTTTTTATCGCTGACGATCATTCCGTCATTGCGAATAAACACCCTCAATCCTGACTTTGATTTTTTGCCAAATTGCATAGCTATTTCCTTTTAGACGTGAGCCTGTCGCACGGCAAAGCCGCCGAAAGTTTACGGTTTGCCCAGGCTCACAGCTGAAAGACTTTCTTTGATGTGCGCGTGCGATGCGCATAAAAAACCCCGCTATCGCGAGGCTATAGGATTGTTATTTGACTCTCTCACCGAATCGTAAATGCGTTCACAAGTCATCCCGGCGGCATAGCGTTCGTCAGCGATTCCAGCATAACGTTTAGCTTCTGCTGCAATATCTCCGAGCATGTCGGCGAGCATTCTGGCGTCGGCTCCGGCTGTTTTGCTTCGGACGGCAGCGGCAAGATCTGCGGTGTGCTTTGCGGCGTCCAGGCTGGTAGCGAGTTTTTTGGCTTGTTGCTGCAGCTTGCTAACAGTGGCAGACAGGCCAGCAGCAGTGGCAGCAGATTTAGCGGCTTGTGCTTGTGCATCTTTTACAGCCTCATCACGGGCAATTATGCGCCCTTGTTCAATCCAGCGTGCGGCAGTCTGCGCGTTCGCTTCCTGTGAAGATTCCATGCTATTACGGTCAGCCCACTTCTTTTGCCAGCCCCGCTCACTCCAGATGTTCCCAGCAAGAAATGCACCAGCCAACATCAGCAAAACAATGATTGTTTTCCACCGCGCCTTAACGAAAGCAAAGGCCGCTGTCATACCAGCAACGCCGCCCGCGCTTTGTTATAACGACTATTTCTGTCAGCCAGTCCATTCTGGCCACCGTTGATGATCTGCGTGACACGGACAACATCACCTGAATACATCAGGCAACCACGTAATGTGAAAAACCATGCAGCAGAACGGGCTGCATGCTTCTCCTTTGCCAGCAACTCTGGTGTGCTGATCAGATCAAGCTTCAGCGCCGCTCCGCATTTGGCGTAGTTCTCGCGGCCGGTGATTTGAAGCAGGCCACGACCACGATATTTCCAGCCATCACCCTGGCTGTTATTCCCCATGCGGTCACCATAAACCAGATTGGCTATTTGCGGCTGGTGGGCCACCTGCTTACCATCGACACGCCCCAGCATTTCACACTGATACGGTGTCAGGCGTTTACCAAAGGTTTTCTTCAGCCCGTCTACCGAGTAGTTGAAACTCTCGACCAGCGAGGTAAAACCAGCAGATTCATGCCCAACTTGTGCAATGAACATGGCCTGATCGTTAGCTGCTGTGATTCCAAACTCTTTCATTGCCGCATCAATATGCGGGAACCAGCGTGCAGAAAGCCCGGCGCTGATACCAGCCGCCTGCTGAAATTGTGATTGGTTCATTATTGCCTCAGATGATCAACCAAGCGTGCCACGTTGCCTCTGACGGCGACCAGCACAGACAGGAAAATAATGTTGGCCCCGATAGTGGCCCACGATGAATAAGGGTAGATACCGCACAGATATGCCAGCGGAACCGCGCTATAGATGACCGTAAGCAGCCACGCAAGGCGAGATATCCATGGTCGATGTCGCGAATCGCCTCGACGATAAAACATCAAGGTCAGCACTACCCCAGCGCAAAGCAATGCGTTTAAAGTTGCCGATGGGTCATTTTGTACCACCTGAACCTCCCCGGCGCGTTATCAGCGCCACCAGCGAGCCGACATCCTGATTATTCAGGAACGTCAGGATTTTGACGGCTAAAGCAGAAACGATTACGGCGCCAATGGCATCCAGTGGTTTATCACTGTAGCCAGTAACCTGAGCCAGCTTTGAACCCACCAGCCCGGAACAAAGGATCCCCGCGATATACGACACCAGAAAATATGCCAGACGGCGCGCTGCACTCAGGTCAGCAGTAGTTGCAATGTAAAATACAGCTCCGGCAAACGCGCCAAACACCACGCCGTAATCGGTTCCGGACAGAAATCCATAGACGCTGGCGCCCGTCAGGACACCACCAGCCAGCCCAGTACCGGAAATCGGATCGGACATTTAGCCCCCTCTTAATTGCTGTGATTCCTCTCAGAAATGAGGGGATGTGGAATCAGGCAACCGGGCTCTTTTGTTCAAATAAAAGTAAGGATGATTCCCGGTGCCTGAAAATGGTGATCACCACATCCACAGGGGCGTGATGATCATTATGTTTTGCTCAGTTTTTCCACCTCTTCGGTGGTCTGAATAAATCTGTCAGCTTCCAGTTCTACCCCGATCGCCCGACGACCAAGTTCTATTGCAGCTTTCACAGTTGAACCAGAGCCCATAAAGAAATCAGCAACGATATCCCCTGGTCTGCTGCTGGCGCTAATGATCTGCTTCAGCATGTCGGCAGGTTTTTCGCACGGATGTTTGCCCGGATAAAACTGAACAGGCTTATGCGTCCATACGTCGGTATACGGAACAAGAGCGGAAACAGAGAAGCAGCGCCGGAGGGTTTTGTATTCCTCCAGCAATTCTGAATACTTGCGGTTTAATGACTGATAGGTAGCTACCAGCTGGTGGTGAGGATGTTCAAGCTTCTGCTGAATGTGCTTATCGATAGCGATCCGCGTGAACAGTTCCTGCAATTTTCTATAGTCCACTTCATTTGGTAGTTGCCATTGGCTTGCACCAAACCAGTGTGACGCCATGTTTTTCTTTCCGGTTGCCTCAGCTATTTCTTTCGAGCTGACACCCAGTGATTCACGGGCATTACGGAAGTAATCAATCAGCGGCGTCATAATGTGCTGCTTTAGCTCTGTGCTTTTCCTTTCGTAAACATCCTCTTTACCTGTGTACGGCCCAAGATAGTGCTCAGCAAACAAAATCCGTTCCGTAGATGGAAAGTACGCGCGCAGGCTTTCTTTATTACATCCATTCCAGCGGCCCGATGGTTTTGCCCAAATGATGTGATTCAAAACTTTGAACCGGGTACGCATCATAATCTCTATGTCTGAGGCCAGTCGGTGACCGCAAAACAGGTAGATGCTGCCAGCAGGTTTAAGAACGCGAGCATACTCAGCCAGGCAGCTATCAAGCCAGCGTAAGTAGTCCTCGTCTCCCTTCCATTGGTTGTCCCAGCCGTTAGGCTTCACTTTGAAGTACGGAGGATCCGTAACAATCAGATCAATAGAGTTATCCGGGAGGGTGGCGACGTAATGCAGGCTATCAGCGTTGATTAACTCAACACTGTTTATTTTTACAGTATTTTTCATAGATCAGTAAGCGTAACTCTGATAGGCTCACGTTGCTTTTGCGCTAAAGCAGTGGGCCTTGGTTAGCTTGTGACCTGAAAGCATGAGCTGATGGCTGGCCGGGTGCGCTAACACCCACCAGCCGCCCATTTCCACAGCAGAAAGCCCCCATTACTGGAGGCGTTTATAACATCCGAACTGGTAATCAGATAACCCCGCCATCACCAGCTGCGTGAGTATGAGCTGGCAACGTTCGCGGCTGAGGTGGGTATTCTGTGCAATCTCCCCAGCCGTTGCTGGTTTATCGCTTAGTTCATTGAAAACAGCCTTTGCCGTTTCTGTCATATCTTCCTGATTTAGCATGTCTTTTACCTAAAATTAGTTGCGTGACATACAGATAACTCTGGTTGGTGATACCAGCAAGAGAAGAATTCCATTCTGCGACCGCCAGCGCCTTTATGCGCCGTGCATGACTGATTTGCCATAAAAAAACCCGCTCATCGGCGGGTTTATAAAACTTTGGCAACATATCAAATATGCTTCAAATATGGCTTATTTTGTTGCATTTTGCAAGCGCGTTTGAAGGAGATAGTGAAATTTAGTTCACATTTCTGCCACTTTGAGGGTTTCTTCTTCCTCATAGTATTCAAGTGCCATGGCCAACGCAGATTCGTCAAGCTGGATAAAAGCGGCCTTTAACCCAGCCCAGTGCCCTGAATAAACACGCAACCATGTTGAACGGTCAACGCTAACCATGCGGGCCAACGCTGCACCAGCATAGTCTTTATAGGTTTCATTATTTCTGGTTGCGGCAATTTCCTGCCCTGCCAGCCATACCAGACCTATCAGTTTCTTTACTACACGCTCCTGAAGCGAGTTTTCACCCAGGCATTTCTGATAAGTTTTCCAGACGTATTCACACATCATCACCTGGTGCTTATAGCTAAGGTCAAAACCGTAGCAGTACCGCAACCAGGCCTGCTGGTATCCACTAAGCGCGGACACTGCCCTACGCCACGGCGCGGACTCAAATTCCGCATCTTTTATCGGCGGCATTGGCCTGCGGCGGCTGCGTGTTTCCAGCACATACAGTGGCGCGGAAAGTGAGTTAACAAAGCGTGGCCCCTTATCTCCTTCGAGTTCGACGAGATGAATTCCACGGCGCGGGGTGGCATTTTTGTCTGCTGGTGGGTGTTCACTGAAAGCCTCAAGCTGCCCTTTTGTTCCCCCAGAGAGGTCAGGTAGCGCGCGGCGCAATTCTATTCTTACAAAATTCAGGTCTTGGTGATTCATGCTTCTTTGCGCTCCATACACTTAAGCTTTCGCAATTACGCCGATCGCCAGCGCCCGATCCATAAAACGCAGTAGCAGCTCAAGCTGCGTACCATGCTTCTGCTCGAATGCCGGTACGTCGGCGTGTAACTCGTCGTGGCACTCTCTGCACAGAGGGATCACGAAGAGGTCATGGGCTTTTGTTGCTGTACCACCCATACCGTGCCCTACGATATGGTGCGGATCATCTGCTGGCCGTCGGCAACACTCACAGGGTTGTGTTTTAACCCAGCGGGTGTACGTCTCATTTATCCAGCGACGTCGCTTTGGCCTGAGCATGAAAGATTCTGGAGACTCCGGATCGACTGTTAACGTCAGTATTGTCTTTTGGGTTTCCACATCCAGGCTGTCTGAACGCCTAGCTGGTAACGTATCAATCGGCATGGCTTTTTCCTGCATAATGCTGGTGGCCGGCGGCATAGGTACGATGTCACTTTCCCGGTAAACAGATAATAATGGTTCGTCTGGCAACCGTAGTGCCCGTTGCGCCATTCCTTCGGTGACGGCATCAGCGACACCTGACTGAACAGCCCACCAGCAAAGCTCCGCTAAAGAGAGGGAGCGCTCTTTGTTGTAGCCAAGCCCAACCAGTACGGTATCAACAATCCATTCGGCAACATTGCTCAGGGCAAGCGCCTGCAGCCTTTCCGTAGTCTGCCCACGCAATTTGTTATCACAATGCCAGCACACCACCAGCGCGCCAGGCGGATGCCATAATGTTGTGAGCTCGGCATGATGGTAGTCAGAAAAAGGGTACTGGCACTTTTTAACGCGCTGACGAAGCCAGTACTCAAGCCCGGCCATTCCACCAGCAGCAGTAATGACCCGTTCATCGGTGAAGAAAGTATGAAGGCTGGGATCCTCCAGTAGCGGTTGCTGTGCATCGGGGATTCGACCAGACGGAAGCCGGGCCATGTTTTCTGGCTCACGCTCAACGAGCACACGACCTGATGCAAACAGATGCATCAGCTCCCGCCCTGGCTTGAAAAGCACCACGCCAAGGCGTGGCACCATTTCAGGGGTAAGTAAGGCTCTCAATGCCAACCCCTTATACCGTCAGATCTTTAAATTTCTGTACGGCCTTCCCCATATCCGCCATTGCATCCACAAACTCATCAAACTTACGGCTTGCCATTCCATAAGCCTGGAGGATTTCAAGCTTCAGAGGATCGAGTTGTTTTTTGATTTCAGCGCGGTCACCTGCCTTTTTTTCAGCTTCTTCAGCGGCGCGGATGAGGGCTTCGGCCTGCTTGCGTAATTCTTCAGGGGTCACGGTTGGCTTATTCATAGTGGCTTCCTTTAATGGCTTCGACGACGCAATAACCGGCGCCACGGATTTATGACCAAACTTAGGGTGATGCAGGGTTGTTGTCCTGCCGTCATCAGTGACGCAGAGCAGACTGTTTTCGCGGATGATTTCGATCAGGCTTTCTTTATCCTTCCGACTCAACGAGCTATATGCTGATACTTTGTGTGTCAGATGGGTAAGAGTTGCTCCATCGGGTTGTTTCTCAACAAACCGTTTAACCCTGGACAATACTGGCTGAAGGTGCGGAGGGGTCACTCTCACTGGAGACCCCCAGCTAAATCTTTATCGTGGGTAAAACTACCGTTCCAGGTGACCTTCATCGGAAGCTTTCCCTTCAGGTAGTTTTTGTACAGCCAGACAGCGCCTTCACGCAGCAGGACTGGCTGGTAGGTAGTAAAGCTCACCGCAGAGTTTGGCGATACTTTACTGCTTTTCTCGGTGAGGTATTTGTCGCGGGCATACGAGCGAACACGCCACTGTGCGCTGCGGCCTTCGGGATTGTCATCGTACAGCCAGTTAGCAGAGACAAGCCAGGCGCTAATTTTTGAGGTATTAACACCATTCAGACGTTTACAGAACTGTACCGGGGAAAGCCCATCAGTGAAGAGGCTCTCGAGATGCTCGATATATTCGGCCTGCTGGTGGGTAACTGTTTCCGCGCGCTTCCTGGCTTCAAATTCATCAGCCCATGCTCTCGCAGCCTGTGCCGGATCAGAGAAATTTGGTAATGATGGTGTACCAACTCGCATTTTCGCTTGTTGTTCGCATGTGATGAAATAACGACGAACCTGACGACCCTTCTCGTTTCTCTCCACCATCGCCAGTTCTTTACCCATATCAATGGTGATCAGGTAATCAACGGTTGGGCGTCCACCGAGGGGGTTCTCGCCAGAATTGGCGTAAACCACATAATCAGTATTTTCAGCAAAACCATACTGACTGATACGCCCTTTAATCCAGTTGGTGAAATCACGCCCAACGCCGAGAAAGGCATGTAACCTTTTAGCGCTTACCATCGGGGTTATGTGGTTGCCAATATTGCCCTGAGTAATCGGGATGATCTGATGTAGCTGACTCATTTTGCCTCCCCGTTGCGCAGATCGCTGATAAAAGGGAGATTGCTCAGAACGCGAACATAAAAGTCAGGGCTCAACCAGAGGGCATAGGCAAAAACCAACTCCTGAGAGGCGAAAGTCCCCTGTAAGACTCCACCGCGAATAACATGCAACTTTTCCCAACGTTCACCAGGGAGAGCATTTAGAATTCTTTTTGCAGTTAGCGTCCTGATATAAAACGCAGGTTTTTTGGACGCAGATCCACCTGAAGCCTTATGAATATCATTGAGACTATAAAGATTTGGTTCGAATGAGTTGATTAAACATCCATCAACAACAAGATAAGAGTCTTTTTTGGGCGTAGCAGTGCCCATAACATGATGATTGCTCATATTCTCTCCATACTCTGATTGTTGCGAAGGGCCTGCACGCCCTTTTCGCTTGCACTTTCCGACATTACTGCCATAGCGACCAATATTCAACCCACAGCTGGACATATAACCACCTCTTTTTTATATGCCGTTATGGTTATCTCAACTTTTCCCTTCGGTACTATCGGTCCCCATTCCACCAGCATGCGCTTAATCTGGCTGTCGTCTTCCCAGATACCCGCATGCGTCAGCGCGTCAAACAGGGCTTTGTTGTAATTATCGATATCCCTGCGGCGCGCATCCGGCGGGTACAGAGTGATTTCTACCGCTGCCAGTTCAGTCGATGGCTTCGGGAGACGTCGTAATTGCTCAATGATCGCTACGCAGGCAGCGCTCTGGTATTTACGACCATCTGCACTAATGAGGTGACGACCGGCCAGCGGCCCCTTATTAGGGGCGCGCCAGTACGTGTTCACGCTTGGAGGGAACGGGAGCACAAGTTTCATGCCACCTCCTGTTGTTGCACTGCACACAGTTCCGGAAGATTTGCCTCCACCAGCGCCCTGGCGAATGGTGGTGGTACCGCATTACCGCAGCGGGCTACCTGCTTATCTTTTGCATAGCGATTTCCACGGTAGTCCTGATCAATAACGTAACCATCCGGGAAGCCCTGCGCTTTGTAGAGTTCATGCGGCTGCAACATGCGCATTCCGATATCAACGATCTGGTATTTAACCCCATCGATCGTTACCAGCCATTCATCGTCACTTTCCCCGCAATACGTCTCGAGAAATGTGCGTACCTCACCCACGTGTTGGCCACCAGCAGTGATTGTTGGCATTGGCACATCAAGGCGTTGCCCGTCGCGGCATGTTCCACGCAGTTTCACCAGATGAGAGGCAACTACCGCATGATGGTCGACAGTGGTCACTGAGTGCGCGGGTTCATCCATACTGACACCCGGCCCCGTATAGTTACCGCCGTAGTGTTTCGCCAGGAACGCGCTCACCGTCGCAAATTTATTTCCGCCTGCAGTAACGGTCCCCAGCGGGTTATCCAGTCGCAGCACACGCGGTTCTTGTCCAGGTCGTTCGCCATAACCCATCTGGATCAGCGTAGGCGTTACCAGTTGAGATTTACCGCCACCGCCAGCAGTGATGGTTGCGCTCGGTTCGTCTGCCCGGTGGCCGACGCTGGCCCCAAACTGCCGGGCTATCACTGGCGCAACAAGACAGGCGCGGGATTGCTTCAGAATGGTATGAGCAGGTTTATCCAGCGGGCGCGGTTTAGCCTGGTATTCACTACCACCATTACCCGCCAGGAATGGCGTCAGTGCAGCCTCAACAATCCCGAGTGCATGCCCATTCCCACCTGGACGTTTTGATGTGCCAGCGGTTACCGTCGGGACAGGTTCGGTAACGGGCTGCCCGGTTGCGCCAGTGCGGAATTTTGTCAGGTGTGGAACAGCTAACGCGTAACCGTGGGTTTTAGTAATAGTTTGCAAAGGCTCGTCCAGCTTCTGACCACGGAAACAGTCGTAACTCGTTTTGGTGCTCGTGTGGTTGCACTTCACAATAAACGGCGACGCACTTTCGATAACAAAGCGCTGTATGCCGCGCGCGATCCGCTTCAGAGTATTCTCCGCCAGCGTTTTTTTGCGGTCGAAGATGGACAGGGCCGGAACATTCCAGTCGATACATTCCGCAGCGGTACGCCATGGCATCAGCCTGCCGCTTTGCACCTCCAGAGACTTAGGATCCCCATGGGTGACAACAGGCCACTGGATTGGGCAACCATCGCAGCGCATAACCATGAAGAAGCGTTTGCGGATCGTCGGCGCACCGTAATCACACGCGCGCAGTTCGCGATAATCGACATCATATCCAAGCCCATCCACCAGCTTTTGCGCCTGCTCGCCACCTCTTTCAATAGACAGAAACTCACAAACCTCTGACAGTGCCGGGTGATCAGCAGGAATACCAGTGGACAGCATGCCGACAAATGCATTGAATGTTTCGCCAGTACGGGCAGGATCCGGACGCATTTCATCGGCCAGTAGCGGTCCCCACGTTTTGAACTCTTCCACGTTCTCCAGCATCATCACGCGCGGTCGCTTCGCCAGTGCCCAACGCAGAACAATCCAGGCCAGACCGCGTATCTCTTTTTTCACAGGCTTTGCGCCTTTTGCCTTCGAGAAGTGTCGGCAGTCCGGGCTAAACCATGCCAGTCCGACAGGATTACCTCCGGTGGCGGCTACCGGATCCACGTCAAATACGGATTCACAATAATGCAGTGTGTCCGGGTGGTTCGTCTTGTGCATCGCAATGGCGTTTTCGTCGTGGTTGATCGCAATATCCACGCTGCGCCCGATCGCCAGTTCAATACCCGTTGATGCGCCACCGCCACCAGCAAAGTTATCAACGATAATTTCACGCATTGATGGCCCCCTGCATGCTGCTGACCAGTCCACCAGCAGTAGTAATGATTTCGCTGGTTGGCATACGCTCAAGCCACAGCTGGTTAATGTTCGCTTTCAGCTTGTTCTGCTGCGATGCGTCCAGAGAATCCGCCCCCTCAACTTGGTTGAACACCAGACCAACCTCAAGCGGCCAGATACGCGAATCCACATCAGGTAATACTGCTGGCGCTACAATGGGTTCTTCTTGCTCTGGCACCATGGTGGCTGGTGGCTGAACCTTTCCCGCGGCAAATTCGACCAGTGACATAAACGCCTTCCCTTTTTCCTCCAGATCGGTACGGCTGATGTAGCTGAAACGCTCGCCGCGCCAGGTCTTGTCGAACAAAGCGATTGCACCAGCAAAGAAAGCACCTGTGGGTTTCTGCTTATCGTCGGCAGGAACAAACCACACAGGGAGATCGAAGCCAATACGACCGCGAATAAACATGATGTGATCGGCGTCTTCCGGCCACCATGTTTCACTTGTCGCCGCTTTAATGAGGAACACGTAACGACCACCCTTTTCACGCATCTCCATTGTGTGATCCATGATGTGGGTCATGCCGGTGATCGCCTGCTTCTCGTGGTACTGAGAGCGGCTATAGGGTGGATTACCGAATGCGGCCCCGCCGATTGACTCCAGCATTTCCGCCCAATCCTGCACCAGCGCGTTATCTTCGGCGGTGTACCAGACCTGGCACTTCGCGTTATCGTCGTCAGCAAACAGATCCAGCGTCAGGGGGCCGAACATCGCATTGATGCCCCAAAAAAGGAGATCTGGTGTTCGCCACTGATCGCCAACTTCTTTCAATTCGTGGACAGGTTTGCAACGCAGTGCTGCCAGCGCCTGGCAATATTTATTTGGCATCATGATCGGAACCCCGAATTTTCTGGCAGTGCGTAATCAACTGTCTGATAACTGGCCCGTGCTACTGGTGAATCACCTGTAGGCTGTTTCATGGACACGGAAAGCTTCAGACTTAATTCGTCCCACTTTTCGCGAAGTTTTGAAGGGCTGAGAACGTTTTTGCGCCAGAAGGAATCCTGATTAGCTCGTTTGAAGAGTGCGCAAATTTGCTTATGCGTTCTGCCGTCCTGCGCCACCATCAGGCGCACTTCGTTTGCCCAGGATGCCCAATTAGGCTCTTTAGGTCGGACTACTTCACCGTCACTTTCAGCGGCCTGCTCGTACATCGCGATGATTTTTCCCCATAGGTATTCCGCACAAGTCAAATCATCCTGACTGCCCCACTGCCGCTTCGGTACATTCCAGGTCACTGCTTCAGGATGTTTAGCAAGAAACTGTTCAACAGGAGATGAACTTTCAGCGTCCGGTTGCGAAGCTTCCGGACAAGAAGGGTTACTGATCTGTTTGTGGTGATCTGAGTAATGATCTGTATAGAGAATAGGTTCCGCGACTTCGCGGTTATGGTTCCGCGATTCTGCGGTTTCGGTTCCGTGATTCTGCGGAATAGGTTTCGCGACTTCGCGTTTCCCGTTCCGCGATTCTGCGGAATCCAGCGTTGCCGGGAATAAAACATTGATTAGCGCTTCGCCATTGATACGGTAATGCGTCTTTTTAGTGCCATTTACCTGTCGCTGGGTCTTCTCTACAACCCCTGGTAACCAGCGGGTACAAATCTTGTTTACCAGGCGCTGCACCTGATCTTCACTCACACCGCGAATCTCCGCCGCCAGCTCGCTGTGCTCTTTGTAAAACCAACCATTATTCAAATCTGATTTACCAGACCAGAACACAAGCTGGTTTAGCACAGCACCTAAAGCATGCGCCTGCTGATCACCGGAGAAATAGTCGAGGTACGGGACCGGAATGGTGATGCAATTCCTTTGTCCCGACAACGATTGAACGATTTCAAATATCTGGCTCATGATCGTCCGTTATCTCCCTGAACTTTTGCCTGAAATGCTCAAGTGGGCTGAAGCATTCGTGCGGGTAGCCATCACGCAGATAGATAACGCGCTGTGTTTCTGGCTCCCAGCGGATAACACGGACTGGCACTCCGCGGTGGTCTTTGAACCTTCGGTTAAGTTCGCGCACAGGCGTTTTGCCCTCCGGTTGTAGACCCCCACAATTGAAACCGCCCTACTGTGGTTACACGGAACCCAGCGGTTTGATAATCTGCGTTCATACCGAAACAACGGAGTACCCGAAACCGGGATCATCCTGAGTTGCGGTAGACGGTTAAAAGCCGTTAAACTGCTCATGCGGATTATTTCTCCATACTCGAAGAGTTGTTCGCCAAGGCGCCCGGAGCTGCACACTCGCGGGCGTCACTCTTTTCAGCGACACAAAAAACTCGATAAAGAAGCGTTACGTGCTCCTGGAACTTCGCGATAACCTGATAGCTGTTTTCCTCAATCTGAGCACGCTCCTCTGCGTCAATTACCCCATCAGCCGTGGCTTTACGTACAAAATTAGAATGGCGACCAATCCACTCAATGGACTCCATCAGACGCTGGTTGATATCGGCGTTATCCAGATCATCAACATCTGCCAGCGGTACAAATACGCCCTGAGAATGACGCGCAACGGCATCAGCGATATGAGTTGAACCACCAGCACGTTGTAAAACCATTGCCCAGCCCAGCGGGAAGATCTGATCGCCGTCAACACGAAGGCGGTTAAACAATGCGTTCTCTGTCACGCCCAACCATTCCGCCGCCTCGGCATAACCACCAGGTAGATCGGTGATCGTTTTTTTTATCGCCGCCACCAGCCAGGCTGGCTGACGTTCGACTTTCCAAATAGGTTCGTTACCCACGGCTTACCCCTTAGTTCTGTGGTTACAATTACGCTGCTGAATCTTTAATCTTTTGAAAAATATCAGGACGTAATTTCTCTCTTGAAACTCCGGTGACCTTTTCAATTAGCGCTGATAGTTTTGCTGGTGGTTTTTTCTCTCTGTTCAGCCAGTTCCAGACCTGCTGTTGTTTCACTAATCGCCCAGAACTAGCGGTAAGCTTGCGCGCTAACTCTGATTGGCCACCAGCCAGAGCGATTGCCTCTGAAAGGGCTAACTGCTCGGGAGTCATAGTTTTCTCCTGTATCAATACATAAAAGTTGTTGCCGATAGAGATTATACAACCTTAACAACTTTTATCACAACTTTTAGGTGTTGGAAAGCTAAAACATAAAGTTGTAATCTCACCATAAATAAGGAGGGAAGTTGTGAACACACTGGCGGAAAGACTGAAGATTGCGAGAGAAAAAATAGGGTTAAGCCAAGCTCAACTCGCTGAATCCATAGGTGTTTCTCAACAATCCGTAGCAAAAATAGAAAACGGAGATACATTGCAACCGCGAAAGATAAAAGAAATCGCAAATGTATTAGGCGTTAGCCAAAAGTGGTTGCAACTAGGCATTGAGGAAAATGCTTCACTTTCTGATTTTGTGGTTGGAGAGGCTGAAAGTGCCAGTTTAGACCCTGCCATTTTCGCTGACATACCAGTACTAGATGTTGAGTTATCAGCCGGAAATGGGTGTGAAGCCGAAATTGTGGAGTCTGTAATTGACTGGTTTCCTATCCGAAGAATGGATTTAAGGAAAGCTGGAGTCAGCGCTACAAATGCTAGGATCGTAAAAATTTGGGGAAACAGCTTATTGCCAGTTCTCAATAACGGCGATCATGTTGCTGTTGATATCGCACAGACAAATCCTATTCGAGATGGCGATTTATACGCTGTTAGAGATGGGGTCCTGCTAAGGGTCAAAGTGCTAATAAACCAACCTGATGGTGGTTTAATTATAAGAAGCTTCAACAAAGATGAGTATCCAGATGAAATACTCACCTTCAATGAACGCCGCGCAAGAATTCATGTTATCGGCAGAGTGTTCTGGTCATCACGTTCATGGTAATACGCTAAATAGCATTTCCTCTGAGATAATTTTTAGCTTTGCACCATTATCGTCGCGATAGCTAACAGCTTTTTCTATCTTTCTCCCATGGCTGGAAAATTTCCAGTCTCTGGATGATAGGGTTCCGACAACAAGGAAGTCCAGTTTTTGGGTAATTCCATTACTTATTTTTCCCCCTGCACTTTTGATCCGTTCCTCTACCACCGCTCGTTTACCTGCCATAAAGGTACCCGTTAAACAGTAGGTTTTGTCCGCAAGATCAACGAGTGCATCATTATCAATCGGTAGCCTCGTCGCCAATCCATCAACAACCCCGCTGTCTAGATCGCATCCAGTAAAGTCAACAAGTGCTTTATGTAGAGTTTCGCTTTCCTCTGGAGTTATTACCCCATCGTTAAGGATATCTTTTATTAGAATGTACAAATCCTTCCCTGGGTAGTTACTCTTAAGAGCCCCATTTTGGGTTAACCACCAATCGAGATATCTAATTTCATCTTCCGTCAAGGTCCTATCCGAGATCAGCCCTTTACACAATCCATTAAGAAGATGTAGATCCATTTCAGCAGAGTAAAAATCAATTCCAGGAATATCTAAAATTTCTCTTTGGATTTTTGTCAGACTGTTTTTGAGTTCTTTTCTTTCCTCCTCTGTAATGACACCATCAGCTAAGATATCTGAGACCCTCGCCGATAGACTCTTAATAACACCATTTCTTATAATTTGATTTGCTTCAAGTAGCCATGTGTCAAGGTAAAGAACTTCCTCATCTCTTACCACCCCATCAGCAACAATACCATCAATGATACTGATTAGGTTCGCAAACAACTTATCTCTATTGTGTGTGTAATTAAATACGTAAAGCTTGTCTTCCATACAGCCTCCTCTTTTTTTATACATCCTTGCATTCATCTCATCTTCAATCAAACCACATAAAGTTGTTGACATTGCGCATAACCACAACTAAATTACAACTTAAAGGTGTTACACAACAGCGAACAGGCAGGACGCCTACGAAGTAGCCGCCGGTGGCATATGAATAACCGGATGATTCGCTGACAGGTGTCTTCGGGAGGGGTTGCGAAGCTGGCTTGACCACCAGCAACAGAAACTCAGCCACGATACGGAGCCGTTAACCCACGGCGTGGAGTGTAAATACCGTAGGGGTTGTAGCTGGTTGGTCGCCAGCGCCCCGCCCGAAGATACCTACCACCGCGCCTGATGTGGTTAAAAGCAGGCTAAAGCAATAACAAGTAACTCCCTGTTCTGGCGGCCCGGTGTTTTCCCACTTGTCCGGTAACCGCCAGCCTTTTTCAGGTCACAACAGGTAAGAGCATTCCCGCCACACGAGGCTGAAACCCAAGCGCCATGTGGATGCGCCGAAAAGCTATGACGGGGCGTTGGTAGAAGATCGGAGTGCTCTTTCCGTTGTGTATGGAGAAAGTTCGGCGGTTGCAGCCGCCTTAACGAGGGTAAAACCATGAGTAATGACCGCATGACCGTAGTGCCAGATTTTCTTGGCGAACTGGATGCCGGCGTGTTCATGAACAAAATCGCGGCAGCACTTAATACCACCGCGCTTGGCGTTCTGAACAACGGCAACAAAGGCAAAGTAGTCCTCACATTTGATTTTGAGCGCATGGGTAATTCCGTTGAAGAGAAGCGCGTCAAGATCAAGCACAAGCTGAACTACAGCACCCCAACACCGCGTGGTAAAGCCTCCGAAGAGGACACAACCGAAACCCCGATGTGGGTCAACAAAGGCGGGAAGCTAACCATCCTGCAGGAAGATCAGGGGCAGTTGTTCGGGATCACTGGCGCGGTGGATGGAAAGCTTAAAGCGGCTCAGTGATCCGCAACAACAAACTCACTGATACCACTTTGATCATCAGTTAATAAGGAATTTTTATGTCTCAGTTAGACAGCGGTACCTTCAAGCAGGTCAAAGACCTGGTTCTTTCCGGTTATCACCTGAATGATATTCATGGCCTGGCTTGCCCGACCGCATTACTGCCAGAGGGGACTGGTGTTGAAAGCCTCGAGCGCTTTTCTCTCGAACGTTTCCGCTTTCGCGGCGCAATGACCACAACCAGTATTGACGACTTCGCACGTTATTCTAAAGGCTATGCCAGCGAAAATGAGCCAGCTCGTTGCTTCATTGACGCTGATAACATGACCGCCCGTTCAGTGTTCAACATCGGCACCCTGGATAATCCCGGTCACGCCGATAACGTTGCTTCAATCACCCTGAAGAAAACCGCCCCATTCCGCGCGTTACTGCAGATCGATGGTCAGCGTCTGAAGCAAAAGCAAATCGCTGAATGGCTGGAAGACTGGAGCGATTACCTGCTGGCGTTTGATGCTGATGGCAATACGATGCAGATTTCCCAGGCTGCTCAGGCTGTGCGTCGCATCACTATTCAGCAAGCAACACAGCAGGACCATGAAACTGGTGATTTCGCTGGTAAAAAATCGCTGATGCAAAGCGTTGAAGCAAGCAGCAAAGACGTAATGCCTGTGGCGTTCGAGTTCAAATGTGTGCCGTATGAAGGTCTGGACGAGCGCCGCTTTAGCCTGCGTAACAGCCTGCTGACCAGCGATGAACCCTGCTTTGTTCTGCGCATCGTCCAACTTGAAGCCCAGGAGGAAGCGATCGCCAACGAATTCCGCGATTTGCTGATCAGCAAGTTCGAAGGTGAATCAGTGGAAACTTTCATCGGTAACTTTAAAGCCTAATTGCTCTGCATTAAATCCCCGGCGCCACGGGGATTTATTGAAGCGTAATTCCATTAATTATCGCCATCCGGCGAGGGATTCGTGCAACCAAAATCTGCGCGGTGCAGCGCGCCAATATGGAGAAAACCATGAGCTACATTCAGACATTATCCGGTAAAAAATTTAACTACCTGACCGCCACAATCGACGATATCGATGTTGAGGATATCGCGACTGCTCTTTCCAACATCTGTCGATTCGCTGGGCATCTGCCAGAGTTCTACAGCGTGGCCCAGCACTCTGTGCTTGTAAGCCAGATTGTTCCGCCAGAGTTCGCCTTTGAAGCGCTGATGCACGACGCTGCGGAGGCATATTGCCAAGATATTCCTGCCCCGCTCAAAGCCCTGTTACCTGACTACCAACGCATGGAAACTTATATTGATGGTCTTATCCGCTTTAAATTCGGTATCTCTCTTGAACAAGCTGCTGTCGTGAAATATGCCGATCTGACCTTGTTAGCTACCGAGCGCCGTGATCTGGAAATCGATGACGGTTCGAAGTGGGAAATTCTCGAAGGTATTCCCTGCTCTGATCTCGTTCAGGTTATCCCTCTCCGTCCTGGTCAAGCCTATGGCCTGTTCATGAACCGCTTTAACGAACTGGTGGAGCTGCGCCAATGCGCCGCATGAAGGTAAAAGAACTCGTTGCGGAGGCTTTTGCCTCCGTTGCTGAACTGCCACCAAAGCATGCACCGCTTATGCGCGAAGTCGCCACCAGACTGGAAGCTACGTTCGCAGCATTAAAAGAGTCTCTGGTGCAACTGGAACAGGAACGTAAAGGTAAAACGCCATGACCGTATTTGAATATCTCCAGGCTCATCCGAATACCACCAGCGGTGAAATCGCCAAAGGTATGAACAAAAAGACACCCGCAGTCGCTGGCGCATTATCGCAACTCTATGGCACCGGCCGGATCATGAAGTCTGGTGTTCGCAAAGGCATTCCAACATACCGTGTTAACGATATGCCGTTTGGGTGCAGTAACAGCTTAACCATGATGTTTAACCAGCTATTGAATAGAGCAAGACAGGGAGTTGCACAATGAGCAAATCACTTAAAGTGCTGATTGCCAAAATCAAAAAGCAGATTGAAAGCTATGACTCCGTAATTTTGAAGGAAAGTGAAGCCATAGCACTTGTCGCAGAATTGGAGGCGCAATCTGCACCAGAATCATTCAGTACCATCGGAAAAAACATTTTAACGCAGGATAACCGTATTACATCTGACCCGATGTTTTGCGTTTACCAAAAGCGCGAAATCGTTGTTGATGCTGATTACGACCATGACCGCATTGTTTGGGTTGATGAAGATGGTAACGAAGCTAATGAGCGCCAACGAATGCGCCTTGAATTACTCCATGAAAACTTCCGTGAACCACCTAAAAAATGGCGCAGAGTTGCACTGAAAGAAATTGATGATTTCGTTACCTGCTGTTTCACCGAACAGGGATGCAAAGACTACCTGGCATGTAATGGCCACAACCTACGACTGCCATTCATCTACGTCAAAAGCGGATTTAGGAATGCTGAGTTTATTAGCGTTCGTAACTGGCTCGCTGGCATTGGCGTGAAGGGAGAGTGAGCATGGAAGAAGTAACTCTTCGCAATGCCGACTGTTTCGATGTCTTCCCACAACTTGAAGACGGTACCGTTGATCTGGTTTGCGCTGATATTCCCTACGGCACTACCCAGTGCCGCTGGGATTCGGTATTAGACCTGCAGGTTATGTGGCAGGAACTCTACCGCATCGCCAAACCAACAGCGGCCATCGTGCTGTTTTCCGCTCAGCCTTTTACCAGTGTGCTGGTTGTCAGCAACTTACGAGACTGGCGCGCAGAATGGGTATGGGAAAAGGGAAACGCCACGGGATTTCTGAATGCCAAAAAGCAGCCGCTTCGCGCGCATGAAAATATCGAGGTTTTTTACCGCCGCCAGCCGACCTACAACCCGCAGATGACCGATGGCCACGTACGCAAGACCAGTAAGCGTAAGACGGTCAATTCAGAGTGCTACGGTAAGGCTCTGTCGCTTACTGAATACGATTCGACACAGCGGTACCCCAGAGATGTTCAGTTCTTCTCGAGCGACAAACAGACGGGAAACTATCACCCGACCCAGAAGCCACTGGCACTGGTTCAGTATCTGATCGAAACGTACAGCAATCCTGGTGATACGGTTCTGGATTTCACAATGGGTAGCGGTACCGCGGGTGTTGCCTGTCAGCAGACTGGACGCAATTTTGTTGGCATTGAGAAAGACGCCACAATTTTCCAAACCGCATGCCAGCGCATGGGAATTAAACAGAAGGATGCAGCATGACAACTAACAACCACCCGGCGCACGGTCCTGTATCACTCAAGCGCCTGCACCAGATAAGCGAAATACTCAGCAAAGCAGCAGCACAAAGCGACGGCGGTAATCTCGGCTACGCAATGGCTGATGCTGTGAAGGTGATTAATGGGGCTATTGCGGCGTTTGGTGCTGAGCCTGTGGCGTGGCTCCATTCTGATAATGGTATTGGTATTCCGGCAATAACAAGAAGTCGCAATGTTGCTGATAGCTGGTTTTCAAAAGGCTGGAATATCAAGCCACTCTACACCACACCGCCAGCGTCGGTAGTTCCGGATGCTATCAGCACGCGTCAGGCTATAGCAAAAATGGAAAATCACGAACCATGCGATTCGATAAACGTCGCCTATAAGTACGGCTGGAACGCCTGCCGCGCCGCCATGCTTCAGGCGGGCAACTCTCCGGTAACTCCAGATGGTTTGGCTTTGGTGCCTAAGAGGCTAACCGCCGAGAACGGCGCAAAGGGTGTGCTATCCGGTGAGTTTTCAGAAACGAAATTTATAAACTGCCCAGAGTGTTTTGGTGATGATGAATGCGAAACATGCGACGGCAGCGGTCGAATTGAGATAACAGTGCCAGTCAGTTGGACGAACATCAAGGCCATTTGGGCTAAAGGTGTCGAGCATTTCGAAGCAGCACCTCAGCAGGAGAATGTATAACGTGAACAATATAATGATCGACCTCGAATCCATGGGCAAAAAACCGAATGCCCCTATCGTCTCCATTGGTGCCGTATTCTTCGATCCGCAAAGTGGTGAACTGGGTCAGGAGTTTTACAGCGCCGTTAACCTTGAAAGCGCTATGGAGCAGGGAGCGGTGCCAGATGGTGACACTATTCTGTGGTGGTTAAGACAAAGCTCAGAAGCACGATCAGCAATCTGTGTTGATGATGCGATGCCGATATCGTCTGCCCTATCTGAACTGAGCCATTTCATTAATCGGCATTCTGATAACCCCAAATATTTAAAAGTTTGGGGCAATGGAGCTACTTTCGACAACGTTATATTGCGCGGCGCATATGAGCGCGCCGGCCAGGTTTGCCCGTGGCAATTTTGGAACGATCACGACGTCAGAACCATCGTCACATTAGGCAGAGTGGTGGGTTTCGATCCAAAGCGAGATATGCCATTCGATGGGGTTGCACATAACGCACTGGCCGATGCGCGACATCAAGCAAAATACGTGTCCGCGATCTGGCAGAAGTTGATTCCGGCCACCAGCAGCGACCTGTAATTTCCCCTGGGTGCAGCCAGGTTGTATGGAGAACGTCTATGAATACTTTGTTTTTACTTATGGCTGAGTTCAACACGCCTAACATCGAGCTGTCAGCTGTATGCCAAAAGTATTTCGGTATGAGCCCTAACACAGCAGAAGCGAAAGCAAATGCCTGTCAGTTGCCTATTCCGACTTATCGTGTAGGAACATCACAGAAAGCGAAGCGCTGCATCAACATTCAGGATCTTGCTGAGTATATAGACCAGCGGCGTGAAGAAGGCAGAATTGAATGGGAAAGAGTAAGAACAAATAATTATAAGAAATCTTGA